AAAAACACCTCGAATTCATATTTCTTCTATATTAAATTTGATTTTGAGCATTAAAAAACGGGATCTTAAGATCCCGTTTCATTATTTCTTAAACTAAAACACATTATAAAACCATATACCTGATAGTCCAGAACTTGCCGGACCGGTAGCACCAGTCAACCCGGTTGCACCAGTAGAACCAATTGGTCCAGTAGAACCGGTTGCACCTGGAGGACCATTTGCTGGACCGGTCGCACCAATTGGTCCTGTACTTCCTGATGCTCCAATTAAACCGGTTGCACCGGTAGGACCGGTGGCACCGTAATTTGCGTCTTCTAGTTTTACATATCTTTCCTTTAATTGATCATCATAGATCATATACTAAACACTGTCCCATGTTATTGCATTCATTTGTAATACTTTTTGTGATGGTGTCAATTCCGCACTTTCAGCAATATTTGTTATCATATATCGTAATGTTGCTTCTTTGACAAATAGATTTCGAACAAATGTTTCGTATGCAGCAGAAAGATCGATGAAATTTTGACCGGTCATCTCTGTATATGTTCCATCAGCTAATTTCCACTGTTCTGTAAAACTTGGATTATTCATTGCTGATATCAAAGCTTTAAGCATTTTAGTTTGTGATCTTTCATCTGCAACAAAAAGATGTCCATTCCATTCAAAATCAGCAACTTCTAAAGTCCAACGATGATTAGCTAATTCATCAAATTTTTCTATCTTTGTTCTATTGATTTCAGCTAATATTTCTTCAGCTGATTTATCAACTACTGTATAGGTCGCTGTTACTATCGTTCCATCAAAAGACAGAGTTGGACCAGAAAGATATTGAGTTTCCGGTGTATATGCTGGTCTAACTTCTTGCGCTAGATATATTCCAATAGCATTCAATTGTTCAAATGTTAATTCATTCAAACTAGTTCTTGTCATTCCATCGGGCAACCTTAGTCGATCAGGTAAAGGACCCGGCATGCCGGGAATATTGTTAACAACTAAAGAATATAATGTTTCCATATTATCACCATCTTAAATTTTCGATTTATATACATCTTCTAATGTCCATACTGCAGCACCATTATGACTACCATTATCTACTCGTCTTTTAAGGACAAAAGTTGCCCCAACCCAGGCATCTGTACCAGATCCGCCAAATGCTCCTGGATTTCCATTTATAAATGTCGATGCATTTGTTATATATTCTGCCATAATAGTTCCACCATTTTGAGCATAACCTAACAACGTGTATCCTGATGATTCACTTGGAGTTATTGAATCATCATCTAAGAAACCAATACCAACAGTAACAGTTCCAGTAACACTGGCAAATCCACTTGCAGCTGGCGGATTTGGCATACCCGTTGTTCCAGTAGCTACTGTATGCAGGATGTGCGATGTTTGTTATTGTCAAATAACCTCGATTTGTTGTTGATCCAACATCATCAAATGATCCTAACCATGCAGTTCTGTCATTCGGAATGTTATCCAGGTTGTCAATATATAATTTTGTAGCTAATAGATAATTATTATTCATTCTAAAATAACCAGAACCTGGGTCAGCATCTGCGGTTTCAGATGAATATGTATATGTTGCTGAATTTCCTCCTGGTAAACCTTGTATACCTGTTGAACCAGACGCACCCTGAATACCTTGAACACCGGTTGCACCAGCTAGCCCGGTATCACCTTTAGGTCCAGTTGAACCAGTAGCACCTGGAACCGTTTCTGTTTCCTTGCCTCGCAAAAACCACAGTAGAGAGAATCGTACGAAACGATCCGATCCCACAATCCGTTAGTAGTGGTTGGCACGCAATTTCGCCTCGGTTTATTGTTGTAGTGAAACGTAAGGAGCAAGGGCAGTGCCACGTTGGCCCCTTCATGGGGCTACTTGCCGCGCTGCCCCCATTACTTTGTTTTCCCTGGTGTCCCGTAAAAGGACCCCCGTAGAGAAGGAATAGGGCTCCTTTTCCCTCTGCTTTTCAGCCGCCACAGCCTTGACCATGGCGGAACAGGCTGTTTTGAGGGGAGAGCGGGGCGAAACCCTCTAGGCTCTTGATCATGCGGCCACCTCCTCAGGGCAAGACTAGATCGGTCAGCGTAAATTCTATCTTGGTGATCGGATAAGGAATGCCCTCGACGTACGGATGGTAGGTCGCACTGCTCGAGTTTGGCAAAGACAACAAATCACCGTAGTCGAACCTAAAGAGGGAGTTGACTCCATCTAAAGACGAGAGTCTTGCGATAGGGACATTGACAGCGTGTTGAACCCCTTGTGCTGGATCCGTGGAACCGTCTACGGGGAAGTGGAATGGATACCGCGCTGTCATGCTAACCACTTTGGGTTTGATGCCGGTCGTTGTCCACACATAGTCGGTTCCAGTACCAAAACTTACCGACAGGTCTAGGACAACCTTCCCGGCGTCCAGTCCTCTGCCATGGGCAACAGGAACGATCAGGAGGGACTCGTAGTCCTGTATAACGTTACTCGCACTGGACCAGAGCGCAATCGTGATCACGTCCCCCGCTTTCACATCTCGAGCCAGCATCGCAAGTGACCAATATCGGTTATTCGCAACAGGGATCAATGACCCGGTTTCAACAGAGACACTGTTTACGGAAATCCGGTACAAAACTTCTGCCGTCACCCCGCTGGTGTTTTTCCCAGCAGCAATAGCCACGAGGTTGGGCATGGCGAACTGTGACAACACACAGTCGTTGCTTGACGGGAAGTCCCCGCTGGTGAGGGTGAACGAGAGCTGCGGGGTCCCGGGCTCGCTGGTGGGCAGCGTGGCGGGGGTCCCGGAGTGGTAGTTCTCCTGCCGAATGCCGGGATGGGTTATGTTGATGGTCTTGCGGCTTTGCCGCATCCCGTGTTTTGTCGTCACGCCAACACCTCCCATCCCGGCTCGTCCAGCCGGACGACCTCACCGAAACTGGCCAGCTTGGCCAACTGCGCCCCGGTCAACTGGAGTTCGCCGTCCAGAAACAGGTAGAGGGTTTTACGGTCGAAGTCGTAGGTCCACCCAGACAGATTCTCCACGTTCTTGCGGAGCAGGTTGTCGAGCTCGTCCGGTTTGTCACGAATTTTCAGGTCTATCCCTTTCAGGTACGGTGCGGAGATGGAGTATCGCATCACTTGGTCACCATCCCGTCGTAGCCGAGATAGGCAGCCCCTCCAGACACGTTCTTCAGGGCAAGGTACACCCCGTTGGTCAGGAGCCATGAACCGGATAAGCGACCGGCGGAAGGGTCGCTGTCGATCTTGATGGCGTTGGTGCCGTCAGTCCGGTACAGTTCCACGGCCCCACCGAAATAGATATTCTTGATGAGCCATTCGGCGCCGCTTCCGGGCTGGATTGTCAGGGAGGAACCATCGGCAATGCTGCTGTGCGCCGTTACCACGTCGTTTACTGCCATCGCAAAATCACCTCACAGGAGTAGCTATTAATGTCGGCTACAATAAAAGATCCTACATCAGTTACCACGTCGTTTACTGCCATCGCAAAATCACCTCACAGGAGTAGTTGCCAAAGGTTCGCACCGCCTGAAGAACCTTTTACGCCAGAAGCTCCCTGAACACCTGTTGCACCGGTTGGCCCAATTGGACCTGTAGAACCGGTTGCACCGGTTAAACCGGTACTACCAGCTGAACCTGAAGCACCTTGAGGACCGGTCGCGCCATCTAAACCAATATAACCAGATGCGCCGGGTGCGCCAGTTGCACCAGTTGGACCTGTAGCACCAGGGACTGTAGAATCAGCTCCTTGTGCTCCTGTTGCTCCAGGATATCCTCGTATTGCAGGAACTTCTACGAAAGCATTTCCATTCCAAATCTTTAAGACGCCCATATTTTAATTCACCAACTTAGTCAAGTATCCAACAGAATACTCTATCAGGTTCTTCTACGTAAAATGAAAGATCTTGAGGAGTAGAAACATATGATGTTAAATCAAAAAGAATTGATACGGTATATGCATTCGATTTACCTTGTGTTGAACTATACCATATTTCAAATACAACAACATCGCCTAGCTGTGCTGTAACTGCACTACCTGAAAATGTATAAGTCACTGCTTTATTGTTTGTAGTCCATTCTGATCCAATAACTGTAGTTGAATCTCGTATATATCCAACTACTGCGCTAGTTGATGGTCTCCAAACATATGCTGATATCGCTAGATATGCGTAGGCGAAAGCGTTAGATTCAATGTCTCTCAGATACACTGTCCAAGTATTTGCACTTATAGATTGCGCAGACAATCTTTCACTTGCAAATCTTGCAAATCTTCCCGATTGTTGAGCTGTTTGAGCTGCTGTAGTAATAGAAACTGTGGTATCAGATTCTCCGGCTGTAGATAATAAAGATAATGAATCATTTGCAGTCAATGATCTATCAGTACCATTAGGAAGAACGGCAGATTTTGTTCCAGCTGTTGGAGCATATGTTGATGTAGTATTTCTTAGATATAATGTAGTTGCCATATATTAATTTCCTCGGTTTTAAGATCTTGTTATTTTAAGAATTAATGTAACATTTTTTATGCTTGATACACTATCGATATTGAAACCTAGCGTATCTCCAGCACTAATAGATGTAGTCCATCCAGTTAATGTTGAACTCTGTCCTTTAGTGCTAGATGATATGGTAGGTTTAGCCGATGCTGTTATAGTATCTGCAACTGTTGGAGGATAGTTTGCGTAAGTATCTTTCCAAATGTCAATCACTATGCTTCCAGAAACATCAGCTAATAATGTCCATTCTGTTATAGTTGCTGCAAATGGAACACTGATATATCCTTTAACTCCAGTAGAAAGAACTGAAGTTCCATTAGATGTTGTAAATACAATAGCGGCTGTAATTGCGCTTGTAGGACCTGTAGAACCGGTTGCACCAACTGAACCTGTAGGACCTGTAGAACCTGTTGCACCAGTTGGTCCGATAGAACCGGTTGCACCTGTATAATCCATTGGATCTTCATTCGTATCTACCCAAATAACTATATTTCCACCAACCGGTTCGGATTCGCCGATAAATGCGGTAGTTGGTCCTTCAGTTACCACGTCGTTTACTGCCATCGCAAAATCACCTCACAGGAGTAGTTGCCAAAGGTTCGCACCGCCTGATGTAGAACCAGTTGCACCGGTTGGTCCGGTAGCACCTATCGAACCTGTAGATCCGGAAGCCCCCTGAATTCCTTGTGAACCGGTCGCACCAGTTAAACCAATTGGACCAGTGCTTCCAGTTGCACCGGGAACTGTTGAATCGGCACCTGTAGCTCCGGTCAAACCAATTGGTCCAGTAGATCCAGATGCACCTTGAATACCTTGAGGACCCGTTGCACCAGTTAATCCAATAGAACCAGTCGAACCTGATGCACCTTGAACACCGGTTGAGCCAGTTAAACCAATTGGACCAATTGGACCTGTTGAACCGGTTGCGCCAGTTAGCCCGGTATCACCTTTAGGTCCAGTAGAACCGGTTGCACCTGGAACGGTTGATGCAGCACCTGTAGCACCAGTTAGACCAATAGGTCCAGTTGATCCAGTTGAACCTTTAACTCCAGATGCGCCTTGAACGCCAGTTGCGCCAGTAAGACCTGTTCCACCTGTCGGTCCAGTTGCTCCAGTAAGACCAGTAGGGCCAGTTGAACCTGTTGCACCAGTTAGACCAGTTCCACCTGTGGGGCCAGTTGCTCCAGTAAGACCAACAGGACCGGTAGAACCTGTTGCACCAGTAGGACCAGAAGAAGCAAATGATATAACAACATAATCTGTATCGGATAGTGATCCAGCACTGGAAACATGGATGATAGATATCTTCCTATACCCAGTAGCTGTGGTTACTGCTGTTAGAAGATATGTTCTAAAAATAGTTGGGACGTCTCTCTTAGTTATAACAATATATCCTCTATTAGAAGACGAACCTAAATCATCCAGTGAGTCTAACCATGTTGTCATATCAACAGAGTTGATATCAAGCAAATCTATATACAACATTGTTGCAGAACCATGTGTTGCGTTATTAAACCTTAGATAACCAGTACCTGGGTCTGCATCTGTTGTGGTTGAGCTATACCTATACTCAGCAGTGTTCCCGCCATGCATACCTCTTAGACCGGTTGAGCCAGATGCACCTTGAATACCTTGTGTTCCAGTTGCACCAGTAAGACCGGTTGGCCCAGTTGCACCAGTAAGACCCGCTGTACCTTGTGGTCCGGTAGAACCAGTAGCACCAGTTAAGCCAATGGGTCCGGTTGACCCGGTAGCTCCAGTAAGACCAATAGGTCCTGTGGAACCAGATGCACCTTGAATACCTTGGGGTCCGGTTGAACCAGTAGAACCTTTAATACCACTAGCACCTTGAATACCTTGCACGCCTGTTGCTCCTGTTAGACCTGTTTCTCCGGTAGGCCCAGTAGCTCCTGTTAGACCAATTTCTCCTTGAGGTCCTGTAGCTCCAGTTAGACCAATCACGCCTTGTGAACCAGTGGCACCAGTTAGACCAATAGGACCCGTGGAACCTGATGCACCTTGAATACCTTGTACACCTGTAGCTCCTGTTAGACCTATTGGGCCTGTAGACCCAGTAGAACCTTTGACTCCGCTGGCGCCTTGGATACCTGTGGCACCAGTTAAGCCGATAGATCCCGTAGAACCAGATGCTCCTTGAATACCTTGCACACCAGTAGCACCCGTTAGACCTGTATCACCTTTAGGCCCAGTAGCTCCAGTTAGACCTATTTCACCTTGTACACCTGTAGCCCCTGTGAGACCAATTGGCCCCGTAGAACCAGACGCACCCTGTATACCTTGTACTCCTGTGGCGCCATTTATACCAGATACTCCCTGCACACCCGTGGCACCAGTAAGACCGGTCAATCCAGTTGAACCAGATGCACCTTGAATACCTTGCACGCCTGTAGCTCCTGTTAGACCTGTTTCTCCGGTAGGACCAGTAGCTCCTGTTAGACCAATTTCTCCTTGCGGTCCAGTAGCACCTGTTAGACCAATTGGGCCTGTAGAACCAGATGCTCCTTGAATACCTTGCACACCAGTAGCACCCGTTAGACCAATTGGGCCGGTACTACCGGTTGAACCTTTAACACCACTAGCTCCTTGCAACCCGGTTGCTCCAGTAAGACCAATAGGTCCTGTGGAACCAGATGCACCTTGAATACCTTGAACGCCTGTTGCACCTGTTAGACCGATAGGTCCAGTTGATCCAGTTGCACCAGTTAGACCGGTATTGCCAGTAGGACCCGTAGCACCTGTAAGACCCGTAAGTCCGGTTGACCCTGAAGCTCCTTGGATACCTTGAGGGCCGGTGGCACCTATTGGGCCAGTAGCACCAGTTGGTCCTTCAATTTCTCCAACGTTGCCCCAAGAAACACCGTTCCACACATAAAGGTTTCCTTGGACAATATAACCGTCTCCAACATTTCCTGTATACGAAGAAGGCCAACCAGGTAATGATTCTTCATTTTCAACACTACCCAGAATTGTCACGGAAGTGCCATCCGCACCTTGAGGTCCAGTGGCACCAGTTAGTCCGGTAGAGCCTACTGGGCCAGTTGATCCAGTAGAACCTTTAACTCCAGATGCACCTTGTATGCCTTGTGGACCAGTTGAACCTGTTGCGCCAGTAAAACCTGTATCTCCTTTAGGACCAGTGGCACCAGTTAGACCAATAGGACCTGTGGAACCTGATGCACCTTGAATACCTTGTACACCTGTAGCTCCGGTTAGACCTGTTTCTCCGGTAGGACCTGTTGCACCAGTTAGGCCGGTATTGCCAATAGGTCCTGTGGAACCAGATGCTCCTTGAATACCTTGGATACCTGTGGCACCAGTTAAGCCGATAGATCCCGTAGAACCAGATGCTCCTTGAATACCTTGTACACCAGTTGCTCCTGTGAGTCCAGTATCTCCTTTAGGACCAGTAGCTCCAGTTAGACCTATTTCACCTTGAGGACCAGTTGAACCTGTAAGACCGGTTGAACCTGATGCACCTTGGATACCTTGAATGCCCTGAGGACCAGTTGCACCTTGTACACCTGTCGCACCAGTAAGACCTGTATTACCGATAGACCCAGTAGAACCTGATGCACCTTGTATGCCTTGTACACCTGTTGCACCAGTAAGACCTGTATCACCTTGAGGACCAGTAGCTCCAGTTAGACCAATTTCTCCTTGTATCCCTGTAGCACCGGTTAAACCTATCTCGCCTTGTGAACCAGTGGCACCAGTTAGACCTATTGGTCCGGTTGAACCAGTAGAACCTTTAACACCACTAGCCCCCTGTATGCCTTGTGGACCAGTTGAACCTGTTGCGCCAGTAAAACCTGTATCTCCTTTAGGACCGGTTGAACCTGTTGAACCAGTTAAGCCAGTTGAACCTGACGCACCTTGAATACCTTGTACACCTGTAGCTCCTGTTAGACCGGTATCACCTTTAGACCCAGTAGCCCCAGTTAGACCAATTTCTCCTTGAGGACCAGTTGAACCCGTAAGGCCTGTATTACCAATAGGACCAGTTGACCCTGAAGCTCCTTGGATTCCAGTAGCCCCTGTGAGACCAACAGACCCCGTAGAACCAGATGCTCCTTGTATACCTTGAGGACCTGTTGAACCGGTTGCACCAGTGAGACCAGTATCACCTTGAGGCCCAGTAGCTCCAGTAAGTCCTATTTCACCTTGAGGACCAGTTGAACCGGTTGCACCAGTCAAACCTGTAGGGCCAGTAGAACCTGTAGCACCTTTAGCACCTGTAGCACCGGTTAAACCGATTGGACCTGTACTTCCTGTAGCTCCTGGAACGGTTGAATTGGCACCGGTAGCACCAGTTAAGCCAGTTGAACCAGAAGCACCTTGAATTCCTTGAGGACCAGTTGCACCAGTTAATCCTGTGTCACCTTTAGGACCGGTAGAACCTGTTGCACCGATTGCTCCGGTAGCACCTGTATAATCCATTGGATCTTCATTCGTATCTACCCAAATAACTATATTTCCACCAACCGGTTCGGATTCGCCGATAAATGCGGTAGTTGGTCCTGTAGAACCAGTTGCACCGGTTGGTCCGGTAGCACCTATCGAACCTGTAGATCCGGAAGCCCCCTGAATTCCTTGAGTACCTTGAGGACCCGTTGCACCAGTTAGCCCGGTATCACCTTTAGGACCGGTAGAACCAGTAGCGCCTGGTACTGTTGATGCTGCACCGGTTGCACCTGTTAATCCTGTAGCACCTTGCGGACCAGTTGAACCAGTAGCACCTGGAACTGTGGAATTCGCACCTGTAGCACCGGTTAGACCTATAGGTCCGGTAGAACCGGTAGCCCCTTTAGCACCTGTAGCACCGGTTAAACCGATTGGACCTGTACTTCCTGTAGCTCCAGGAACTGTTGAATTAGATCCTGTTGGTCCTGTTGCACCGGTTAGTCCTGTAGAACCAGAAGCACCTTGTATACCCTGAGGACCTGTGCTTCCAGTAGCTCCAGTAAGGCCAACAGGACCGGTAGAACCAGTAGCTCCAGGAACTGTAGAATTAGCACCTGTTGCACCTGTTAATCCAATTGGTCCAGTTGAACCAGTAGCACCTTTGGCACCGGTTGCGCCGGTTAATCCGATTGGACCTGTACTTCCTGTAGCTCCAGGAACTGTTGAATTCGCACCTGTTGCACCGGTTAAGCCCGTTAATCCTGTTGAACCTGATGCACCTTGTATACCCTGCGGACCTGTTGCACCAGTTAACCCTGTATCACCTTTAGCACCAGTTGCACCAGTTAAACCAATTGATCCAGTTGATCCGGATGCACCAGTTAATCCAATTTCTCCTTGGGGCCCTATAGAACCAGATGCACCTTGAATGCCTTGAACACCAGTTGCACCAACATTACCGGTATCACCCTTAGGACCTGTTGCACCTGTTAGTCCAGTTTCACCTTGAGTACCGGTTGCACCGATTGGACCGACAGAACCGGTTGAACCGGTTGCTCCTATTAAACCAATATTACCTTGAGTACCAGTTGCTCCTGTCAATCCGACACTACCGGTAGCTCCAGATGCTCCTTGAATTCCTTGAACACCGGTTGCTCCGGTTAATCCAACTGGACCTGTAGCTCCAGTGACACCAGTAGGTCCTTGTGTAGCAACTTCAATAATATTAGTTATTCCTCTGCAAGTTTCTATTCGTGGATCTAGATCTGCCATTACTTAGTCACCTCAGCATCGACAACCCATCTACCACCTAATAGTTTGCGATATGTTTCATTTACATTGCTTCGATATTCTAAACTCCATAAACCACTATCGTAGGTTTTCAATGTTGAGGTTATAACATCCGTTAATATTAGAGTTATTTGTCCCAGTGTTGCAGCAATAGTTAAAGACCCACTTTCATTGACTTCAATATCAGTGGTATCAATTGTGCATAAAACATTTTCATCTTTAAAATTATATCTAAATGTACATTTAAAATCATACCCGGTTAAATTTATTGGTTGTTTATATTTATCTTTCCATCTAAAAATTTTACTAAAAGACGAACCCTGCTCTAAAATTAGTTTAATATTCTTATTTGTCATTGATGTTAACCTCTGATAAAAGAATGTTAATCAAACTGAATATTTTAGATGCTTTTATTGATGTAGTTTTTTTAACCCAATTATTACCAATTTTTTTATACTTCTTTTTTATAGTACCCCACGCTTTTTGAGCTGCTTTAGATTCTGAATCTCCAGCAGCCATGGCTGACTTATATACAGCTTCCCATTGTTGATATGCTTTATTTGGCAATCCCTTAAATGGCAATTAAACCACCCCATTTGCATCTGTAATTAATTTTATTTTTTATGGTGTACTTTATGTTTCAATCATGATATAATATATAAAAATTGATGGAGAGGGTGTTGTAGATGTTGATATCGAATTCTACACAAATACCAGAAAACATATTAAAAAACGAACTTTTGTATTCAAATCAATCAAAAATTGAGCATTTATCTAAAATATTTGATTTATCACAATCTAGAGGAAATTTATGCAGCCTAAAAATTAATATTCCTCCAGTGATTTTTATTGATCTTGCACCTGGATTTAATATACCGAATGGAAAACAAGAATATAAAAATGCAATATTAAATTCTATTATTCAAGAATCAAAAATTCTACCGTATCTTACTTATATATATAAGCATCCGATAACAAAGAAAAGCAGAATAGATGAAGAAGAATATTGTTATGATGCGATTCATTCTGCTACAAATGAAATTCATTATGTTATCGAAAATATTTATCATAATAGTAAAGATATCATAATTGTGCAATTGGGAAAATATGTCGAATATATCCAATTATTCACAATGCTAAATCATCTATTACAGGGCTCTTCTGTTAAATTGAATTTAGTATATAATCATCATCCGTCATTTTTTATTAAAGAAAAAATAGAAAACTTTAAAACAAATAAGGTATTTAAAGATGATGTTAATCGAATAGTAAAAGCTGTTAAAGGCACAAGCATCATAAGTTAAGGCTGTAAGAGGTGTTGGATTTTGTTGAATGAAATTCAGATTAAAAGATTAATATCATCTTGGAATTCATACTTTGGTATAGATAATACTGAAGTTACTTATACTGTAGATAATCTTACATCTGAAAATCTATTCAATGAATACCTTAAAAGATATCGATCAACTTTAGATTTTGAATACCAAGATCTAGTATGTTACTGTGAAAAAAATAATAGTAAAATTGATCTGCTGTATCTTAAAAATAATGAAGTTTATAGTGAACATCTAGATATACGAGCAAAAAGAAAATTTTACAATATTATTGGAAACTTCAAATATATCATAACAAATAACTTCCCAATATCGATAGAATCGATTGATCGTAATAAAATTCTGCTAAGGTATGAATTAGTTAGAAATATATTTACGAGCAATCATACACATTTTTTTTCAAAATCACTACCGTTTCCAATTGGAGATAACTCAATCTTTCTTACGAATAATTTCCTATCTGATTTATTAAGCAATGAAAATAGACTGAATCGATTGAGATTTTCGTCATATCTACTCAATCAATTTGAAATTGGTGTAGCTATCGATGATCTGATTCTTAAACCAAATATAATGATTAGTCCTTATGGAAGATGGTATTGGTCAGGAACTGAAAAGATTCAAAACGATATGAAGTCTAGAAATCGAGTATACAACAAACTCCTTAAACATGGTAAAGTCATTAATCTAGATTTAATATCTGGAGAACCAATCATATTGTCTGGGCTAAGCAATTCTAGCTTATTGAAAAAATTAGTAAAATATAGAATATCGATAAGAAATCATGATTCAAATCTTAGTACCTCAATTAAAAATCTAATAAATATTTTTATCCATGCAGCAGTTAGCCCAAATGATGCGGTAAACAAGTTCAAGTCAACCAATGATTATAAATTAGTTGAATCTAAATTGGGTATTCCAATTATTGATATTTTTAGCTGTTTACATGAGGATTTTTTATGGTATAATAAGAAAGTGAATGATAACTACCTGCAGAATTTATCATGCTCAGAATTATCCAGAAGAATTGTAAATCCTGTAGCATGCATAAGTACTTATAATGAGATCAATAAAGAACACCGTAAATTTTTACAAGGTCATACTCATGATAAAATATTAGATATTGCAATGAATGTTTATAATGACTGTCAATTAATTCCAATGTTTACTGTGCATGATTCCCTGACATATTTTGTTCATGAAAGGGAAGATATAAAACATATCAAAGAAATTATTAAGTCGGCAGTACAAAAGACAAATTCACCGGTAACAATACAAATTTTAGATAAAAACAAATAGGAGGAGTTTTGAAAATGGCATTGGACAAGTATAAGAAATTTATGAAGGAGAAGCTAGCTTCAGGTTCTACGGAAACAAAGACAAATGGAGAGAAGAAAAAATATTTGTCATATTATAATCCAAATTCACAGCTGACAAATGTAGTTAAGGAAGTTGTGGTTCGTGTATTGCCAAATCGAAATGGATTGTTTTTCCAGCAATTTCGCAAACATAGCTTTAAGATTGGCACACGAAAAAATGCAGTGTGTATGTATAGTAGAGATGCTCATGGTGAAACCGTCGGAACAGAATGTCCATTTTGTGATTTTCTAGAAGAGAACAAAAAGCTTCTTGACAAAGAAACTGCATATACATTATCCGCAAAAGACAATTATATGATTTTGGTTTATAATCATGTTGTAGATGAAATTCAAAAATATGAAGTGAATGATTATGGTATAACGGATGTTCTATCTGCTCTTCAGGCACTGGAAGATCTAGATCCAGATGAAGAAGGCTTTAATCTGCATTTCCGAAAAGATTCAAAGGGGTATGCCAAGGTGTTTAAAGCTTCAAAACCGGAGAATTCAATTGAAGATCTGCTGTCTAGATCCAAGAATGTAAAAGAAATTCCAGACATCTTCAAGGAAACAATCCCTACACCAAATAAATTTATCATGGATAGTATTCATTCTTTATTTGAACTAGCAATTTCAGCTTTTGCACCAACATTCTCGTCTGACAATTCTTCAAATACAGAATCTGAAAAAGTTGAAGAAGATGTTCCAGATTATGACCCAAATGCAGACGATTTTGAATCAGATAAATCTACATCAAACAAAGATGTGTTTGTTCCACAAGAAGATACACCCGATGATTCTGGAATTGATGACATTAAAGATTTTCTAGAGAAGAGAAAGAAGAAATAAAAATGGGAGGCTTAAGCCTCCCATTTTTTATGCTCTTTATTTTATTAAAACAAAATTATGATATACGTAATTTGACATTCCAGCAAAAACAGGAATAATAGCGTTATTTGAATCTCGGAAAACATATCCATTTTCTTTTTGCATCAATATCTTATTTGAATATCTTAGAGTAGTGTCACCTAGATTGATGTTGCACATCTTGTTTCCATAATTGACTAAAGTGGATAATGCTTTCCATTGAGGATACAATCTTGTACGGCTTAGATTTGATATCAGATATTGCGATACACCGACATTGACATTGATTATTGGATCGATATCTGTTTGCAGCGTATTATATTGAAATATCTCCGTGTCTGAGGTGCAATTCAATATTACTGTGCGATTAGATTTGATATCAAAGAAACGTGTTTCGTAGATATCGACATCTGTCGTTTCAAGGATATTATCTAAATCTGTGAAATAATAAGTAAATTGCGTAGGAGATTGATCTACAGTATCAAAAGTCATGACTTTAGGTAACGTTACACCATCTGTCTGAAACTGTAATAGTTTAGCTAGAGACAATATTCCTTTGTTTGTATAAACATAATTATTTATTGTTATCATTATTTTTTCTCACTTCATTTGGTTTTATGTTACTTTGTTCTATTTTATCAGTTTTATTATTTACAAAATTCATTCTTTAAATAATCATTTTCTATAATTCCATCTAATAATTGTTTGAACATCTTGACGTCAACAAATTCTTCATTTTCTGGTTTTAAATCCAATTGAATATCAACTTCACGTAAATTTTTAATTACTTCTTTATTATCTAATGATTGTAAAAACTTCAGGTAATCAATATATTGATTTTTATATTTTATTAAACCCTGAGAATTTTCAAGAAACTGTATTCCAGAATTTTTTAATGTACCATTGATATCTTCAATAAGTTCTCTGTTTAATTCGTTAACCTCGTTAACCTTGTTAGCTTTATTAATTTTCTTTACTTTAACAATCTTAGGATTTTTTAAACGACCAGGTCCTGAATTCATTGAATACGCCGATATTGCAGCAGAAACCATATAGATTAAAGATGGAATCGAATTGATGTCAGCATTAGTACAATATTCAAGATAATATTCCGCTACAATCTTCGGTAAATCTTCTTGAGATACTGATTTTGATTTGTCATTTACAAACTCAACGAATCCAGTAAGTTCTTCAACGGCTCGAGCTGAATGTCGATGTTTCAATTTAAGTTCAGATAATATCAAACTTCGGTAACTTTTACTCATAAGTATCGATATGATATTGACTAGAGCTCTAAATGTTGTTATATCTTTTGCTGAAGCTTCAACAACTCTAGTAAATTTCTTCTGTGTTTCTTGTTTCTCAAATTCAGCTGCTGGTTTAACTTGTTCACCAGTTGGATCCGGTTCTTCAGAAATGTAATCCTCTACCCAATTATTATTTTGTGTATAATGAGGACGTTCATTTTTTTGATTCTTAAAAAAATTTTGTATGTTTCTAGATCTATCTGTCTGACTTTGTTCGCTTGTATCAGCAAGATTTTTTAGCCTATTTTTCTTGTCAATTCCTTTTTCTCTTCCAATAATAAGTTCAGATCCTTCGGCGCCGGCGCCGTCGTCGATTGATCCGATTCTACTATTTGTATATTGTTCTTCAGTTTTTTCTGGTACAACATCCTTTTCATATTCTTCAATGGCTCTTCCTGCTACTTTATTAGCAAGATCTTCTATTTTTTTTACAATATTCACTTTTTCTTTTGTTAAAATATCAGTGATAGCACTGTATGCTTTTCTGAATTTCTCATCAGAATTATATAATTTACCAAGTCTTTCAACAAAATCTTCTGAAAGACTTTCATAAATCAATTCGAATACACCTTTAAAAATACCAAAGTCAGTTAACCCTGGACCACGGATAATAAAACTTACCGCAGCATCGTATAGGTTTTTCTTTGTCTGCTCCATAAATCTGGTTAAGTATGGTGAAGCCGCCTTTTCGATTGCCTTAATCTCATATTCGTTTAAATCTACTCGATTAGTACCACCAATATCTTCATCATAATTACCTTCTCCATCTTCAGATATAAGCGATGTCATATTATCCAAATCTTTCCACTCATCTTCAGACATTACACTGACACCAAGATCATATGCAATTATGGAAGAGAAGGCGTCTTGCTCAGTTAGCGCCTTCTCCATTACTTTTTTTAATTCAACTTTTTTTTTATCTGTCTTTTCGATAAATAGATTTACTTCTTCGCTTTCTTCTAACATCTTTTTCAAATCTTTTTCTACTTCATCTGAGATCTTTGCTATTCGATCTCCATATTCTTTCACCATTTCGGTAAATTTATCTTTTCCCCAAACTACTTTATTTGTTTTTTCTTCGGCCATAATAATTACTCCTGTTTTTAATCTTTCATATATTTTTCTATATTATTATATAGAGATTCAGCGTAACTGTTAATTTCATCAGTATATCTTTTTATAGTATTTTCGAGAATTTCATCATTAATTTCAGTTGTGTCAGAAATCAAATCTAACTTGATTTTCTTAATAACTTGTTTTGTATATATATCTAAATATGTTTTAGCATTAACTCCTGGGCCGTAAGTTTCGGTTTTTGTTGAATACCAGTTTATAAATTTATCTTTCAGCATTCTCTTGTATTTAACTATATTCGATTTAAATTCACTTTCTCTGTCTTCCTTTCTCCATTTTTCATTTTCTTTATTCCATTGATTAGCAATCTTATCACCAATCTTTTTCTTTATTCCATCAAATATTCCGGATTCTAATCCAACTGATCGATCCATTGCCTTTTTAAGTTCTTTACTATCAGTTGGACCCCGACCCATAGCTTTATCTTGTTCTTCAGTTGTTATAACTCCGGAGTATTTCTCGAGAAGTTGATCAGCTAGCATTTCAGCTTCATCTTGAAGAGTATCCGGAACATCATTATAAATATAGTTATATACAGTATCAGCTACTGATTGAAGGTTCTTTGATAGATCTGGGTTATCTTTGATGATACTGATAATATCATTTTTTACTTTATTGAAGCCAGATACTCCGTGTTCTTTAGCAAATGTTTTAGCTTCATTGACAGTTAGAGTTTTACTATCTAAACCATTCTGATTATTTTTTTTAGCCATTTTTTCAACTGCTTTAACTTTTCTAGACTGTACAGCTTCTGAACCAGTAACTCGCGATTGATCTTCATTGAATTTTTTTATTCTTTCAAATGCTGAAGTCAGAGAACGAATTACATTCTTTCTCGCTTCTTCCATAACACGCAGAATTTCCTTATTCATTGCTTGCCAATCTGGGAAAGATTCATCATTTTCGTCTACTGATACTGGTGTCCAATCATCTGTCAATTCGTCAGCCACATTTTCTAGTTGACCCTTCAACATGTCTAATTCAGCAAAAACTGCATTTTCTGCATATCCAACCACTTGATCATAGATGTAATTAACTTCAGTATCACTTAAAGTCGCGGTTTCATTCGAATCTAGAAATTCATCTAAATTATTTGGGTTCATAATTGTATTTCACTCCAAGTTAGTTAGTAGATCTGCTAACTAAATCAGCTGCGAATTGTGCTGTAATCTCTAATACTGAATCTTGCTCGACGTCAAACTGAATATCATCGATTGAAGTTGGCCACAATCCTTTGATTTTAAATTTGTAACGAACGCTATCTGAATTTACAGAACCTGCGCCTGAATCAAATGTACTAACGCATCCAGCTCTTACGTCATGAATAAACAAATCTGCATCCTTTTTATAACTGCTAGGTAATCCAATGCATCCAGTATCATGACCCATTACTAGGTTACGCCATTCATACAGACTGGTCAATGTATCATAACTATTTGTTATAGTATTGTCTCCAGTTTCCAAACCTACCAAAAATGATGCTGAGAAGTTGAAAGCTGAAATTCTACCTGCTACTTGCATTACTCCATTTATCCATGGAACTTGCACTGCATTTGTTTTTGGTAATTGCAATGTAAAAGTTTTACACATAAGTCTAATGTTATCATTTATTGTTGCATTTCCAGATGCAACTACTAGTTCAAATGCATTTCTACGTATAAAATCTCCATTTACAGACACAGGATGATATAAATTGCTGCTATTTCTAATGGCCATATTAATATCCACCTCAAATTAAAAAATAATGTAAATCGTTTGTTTCTTAGAATAGAAGAGAAGTTGTATCAAATATCTCCTCTTCTATTCTAATATTAATTTATATCTTAATTTTTTATTCTACTTCTTCCATCACAGCGCCGGTAGAAGTAATCAAGAAACGATTGATAATTCTTTCTGCTGTACGAGTAGGTTGCAACCAAACTTCAGCATACATTGTATTTGTGTCAATGTCATAATTTGAATTGGTTGAGCTATCACATACTACTCGGAAGTCATATAAACCTCTTCTTGACTTGATGCTATCTAGATATGGTTGAACCATATTGACATATTGAGACCAAGTTATCATGTCATTTGGTTCGAACACTAGATATTGTGTGGCGGTTGCTAGCAATTTTGTTACATAAATCAACAATCGGCGGACATTTACACGATCAAGAGCAGTTGGAGTTCTTTGTAGAGTTTTTTGTCCATATACAACCGGGCCATTGCTTACAAAATCACATAGTGGATTGACAGCATTTGAATTTGTAGCATATAGCAAATCACGATCTCCAGCAGCAAGACTTCTTTCGAGCTTTTGTACTTTAAATAAACGACCGCGATTTAAGCCAGCAGGGGCGTTCCATACTTCAGATACAGAATCATTGTATGCGTATACACTTGCAACTCTAACAGAAGGTGGTACCCATTGCAATGATTCAGTAAATGTATCAGAAATCTGGAGCCATGGATAGTATAAAGCGGCGAAACTTGAATTAAATGCAACTTCATTTGCCCATTGACCATCACCATTGTGCCAATTGACGACTTGCTGTGGTGTTAAACCAATTGGAGGATCGATTAGAGCAAAACAATCTCCACGAGAAACTTCACATAGAGATATCAACTCATTCGCTACAGCGCGGTCTCCAGGGAAATCTGGGCATGCGACTAAATTGATGTCATAAGTTTCTGCATTCTGGAAACTTGCTAGAGCAGAAATAGCTGAATAATTGTTGATATTCGCTTCATCTTCATCTCCACCAGTTAAAACCAATTTTGTATTAAGGACTGGTGTTGCTGTTACATCTTCATCAAATAGTGTAATTTCAACTAAAGTAGAAGTGATTTTATTCAAGAAATATGAAGTTGTGCTGTTATCAACAAATGTTATGCTCTTCCAGTTTTCTTCTGGTGTTTGTGTAGTCAATTGTGAAGGATTCCATACTTTCAATCCATAACCATAGAAAGGATCTTTGTAGAATTCTACGGTCATGTTGTTGTAATATGATCCTTCATATAGAGAGCTGACTTCACCGAGCTTAGATAAATATGTTGCACTGATTGTATCACCTTCAACTAAAGTTTGAACATAGTTTACATTGATGATACCAGTATTATAGTCGATTGTTCCGTTTCCATTGTCACCAATTAGATTTCCATCTCCATCATCGACTAATTCAGTTGTTTTAACAAAAACTGTAACGCTGCCCTTTACGATTGGTGCCATTGTAACGGTAGCACTAACACTTCCACTTTCAGATCCACCTACACCAATTGTATCGATGACATGTGTGTATTTTGCCATATAAGAAGCTCTAACTTCGAATCCTGTTGTTGGAGCTGAAACTAAAGCAAAACTTACGGCTTTTGTTGTATAATTGATGTCATTTGTGCACGCTAAAACTCCAGTTATGATATTGCCATCACCATCGTCAGTGCAGGTGGATGTACCATCAACTAATACTGTTACAGTGTTTGGATTTACAACCGTTCCAAGTGTTCCAATATAAGATGCTCCATATACATCTCCAGCTTCACCGTCCGGATTAGAAGCTCCTACAGTTCCAAGATTTTTGATTTTAAATGTGCTGTATGTATAAGCAGCTACAAAAATATCTCCCTGTTCTACATTATATGAACCCGGATTAGTATCTAGATCAACTGTCCATACACCAGTAGCGGTATTTAATGTTCCAGTTCCAACAGTCACGTCAGCTTCATTCTTACCAGTCAACGTAAAACCGTCAGTTATTGGTGCTGAAGGTGTAAATGTGTAAGTGTCTGTTCCAACTTCTACGCTCAACGTAAATGTAGCTGGAGTTTCAACGGCAGTTACAATATTTGGATGTGCAAGAATTCCAGTATATTCGCCATCTGAATCTACAACAGCAACAGTCAGAGTATTTTCTGCTGTCACATCAGTTTCGCTGTAATTATATCTTAATTCGATTACGTCAGATGGAGAAACTGTGCTTAAAGTAAAACGATATTCTCCTGTGTCATAATCTATGAAGTTTGGATATGCAGAAATTCCACTATTAAGATATGCGGAAAAATCTCCATTCAAATCATCATGAATAACAATATTGTTTGTTGCGTCATTTGGATCGCTAATTGTGATTTCAACAGTTCCAGGAACTGGAGAACTTGCTAATGTACCGGTAAAAATATATTTTCCTGTATTGTCAGCGGTAGCTAGAAGTTCATTTGAAATTTCATATGCTCGAGGAATTTCAACAGAAGCTTTTGTTGCGGCTGATCCGACTATTCTTTGAAACCATAAAGAAGAACCAAATTCTAGAAAACTCAATGCAGCTAATGCAGAATAATCTCCTCTTCTTGGTGTTCCAAAAAGATCAGTGAATTGTCTTGCAGTGGAAACAAAAGTTGGTTCTGTCGGACCTTTGCTAGCTTTTCCGACTAAAGCCAAAATTGTTTTTGATAATCTAGGAGCATAAACTGAATAATCTATTGTCTCAAAATATACACCAGGACTTGCGAAAATTGGCATATGGAATGCACCTCTTTATATGAATATAATCTTTCTAATTTAATTTTATTTTTAACTGCATTTTGTTAATTTGGAAGCGTCTCTGTTATGGTGTCATATACAATATTTTGGTCGACATTATCTTTTATTTCTATTGTTGTTGATAAAACAGAAGGTGTTACGAATTTCTCATTAATCAAGAATCCATACAAACTAAATCCTAATGTGCCATGGAATATCCGACTAACGTTGTCTGCGATTTGAGTATATGTCGTTGCGTCAGATAAACTGATTGAATGGATGTAAGGATTCACTTCGTAATGATGATTGGTAGTATCAATGAGAACTTTAATATAATGATTTTTATGCACTCTGAAAAGTAGCTGTTCAGTTATTGAATTGTGCATATCTTGTACAAGAGAAAAATAATCAACTTGATATACGAAATTATAGGGCATTGTTTCGAAACCTTCATATAATTTACCAGTTGAATTTAAACTATATACATGTGGTCTTGTTACATGAGATTTCACCAAGTTCGTTTCTGATGTAGCATTCATTCCTGTTCGAACAATAGATATCAGTGGAAGCACCGGTGTAGTATCATTTGTCACGTTGAGTTTTACCCCTTGACGAGAAGGAGTACCTAGCATGACTTGAGGTGATCTTAGACTATTACCGTCTTCTATCTTTATATTCGAGAAATATGAAACTACTGCTTCATCATAAAATCTTAGAAAGGACAACTATTATTCGCCTCTATGCTCCAAAGTCTTCTGCAGAAACTGTTTTGTCATGTGAATTTTCTACGATTTGAATAGCTGAAATTTCTGACAAAAGAATCCCAACCATTTCAGTGATCATATTATCCTTTTTCTTATCCACTGTTGCTTTTGACATATCCATAGGTGTAGGTACATAATTTACCCATTGGTTATACAGTTTAAAACATTGATCTTCATACATCGACACAACAATGCTTTTACCACTCTTAAGCGTAAAAACCATCTTCATTTTTCTAACCAGCTTTGCCATTAATTATTTCCTCCTCTAAGGTTAATTGTTTCTTATAATTCTGAATATGATAATCGATTAACTCGTCAGCTCTTGCTGTGTCTCCCTGCCAAACATTTTCTAATATTTCCGGATATTTTGCTAATGTATCATCATAATTTTCATGTAGCATCTTGTGGATGCAGTGCGTCAATGGAACGCATGGTATACAACGATTGAAATGGATATCCGTCAATATTAAGCATATATAAAAACTATTGAGTGGTAGATTTTCCTGATAAAATTTGTCAATGATATATTCAACCCAGCCCCATAATGTTATTCGAAAATGATGAACTTCAATTGGTACTCCATCAGCATCTCTTGTCAATCCAGTAGCTGCGCATTCATTTCGATTGAAGCTATTCAACCACATTGAATATTCTGGACTTCCACGAAATTGTTTTACAACATGTTTAACAAAATCTCGATATTCATCTGCATCATATAGTTCATAACAAATTTGAGTTAGCATAGTTATCCTATTGTGATATAGGTCTGAGGGAACTTGTGTCTTAACTTCAATTCTTCCAATAATTCTTTTTCTAATTCGGCGGCTTCTGTATATAGTGTACCTCCAGTAGCATTTAACGCACCAACTGGCAATTGAACACCATCATATTTTCGACGAATTTGTCCTAATACTTTTCCAACTCCAGCCTGACAGAATCGAATCATCCAATTGATCTCATATTCACTCAATGACGCTAGATTAGGATCATGATCAACCGTTATTGCGAATTTGAATATTGTATCTAGATATGGCGCCGGGTTTATTCGAATGACGTTTGGCTGAACTAGTTCGAAACCAGGCTGAGTACCAAACATTCTTTTAACCATATCAAATGTAGAGAACATTGAAATATAATTTGTCAATTGATCCGTATTCTGAACTGAAGACAAGCTCATTGGTGCGGCTAACAGAGATTGGATGGGTAAACCTAAACCAATCAGATATTCCGCAGAAACATAAACATCTAATACACCATTGACCTGTTCATATTCGAGAATGGTGTATTCAGTTGTGCCAGTATAAACACTCTTGCTAACTAAATCAATCTTCGGTGAATATGTATTCAAATACATGATTGTTCTCTTGAGTATATATTTAAAACTATCATCACCGATTTCGACAGCCACAGTTGGCCAACCAAAATATGTATATACACGACTTTTTAGTTCGTTAAAGTCGTCTTCTTCTAAGCTAATATTGACGTCAGTTGGCTTGAATAATACTCCCATTTTACATCAAATCCCTAAGAATTCAACTCTGAAATTTTTAGAATCAAATTTTCCTTTGTCATTTTGCTTGGATTTTCAATATTGTACTTTTCAGCTAACAGAATAAGATCGGCTTTTTTCATTAACCTCAAATCTGATTCATTTATTTCAACATCTATTCGATCATCACTCTGTAGAACAACCTCACCAACAACTTCCTCTTCAACCGCTGGTGATTCTGTTTCAACTAACGATTCTTCAATTACAGGTAACTCTGTAGGTTCGGCCGCTAATTCTTCAACTGCTACCGGCACAGATTCAATCACTGGTTCTGGTTGCTGTACTTCTTCAATTGGAATTATTTCTGGTTCTACAATTTTTACCTCTGGTACTACAATCGGTGCTGAAGATTTTGGTGCAACAAACATAATCTTTCCTTGAGATCTCAAAAATTCTAAATCAATATCAGTAAATCCAACTAATTCAGCATCAAAAATGCCTCCACCATCGATTCTCTTACCATTATGCGTAAATGTTATAAATGCAAAATACGGCTTACTCATTTAATTTCACCTCATCTATAGAATGCTTTGTATATATTGACAATTGGAGATGATTTATTTTCATTCGAATTGTCTTCTATTTTAATTTTCGAATTTTCCATATTCTCTTCATCAAGTATCTCTTGTAATTCTTCGATCGAGAGATCTTTCCATACTTTTGAGTTTGACTTGCTTTGCATAAATTTTAACGTTTCAGTTTTAATTCTTTTTGCATCATCTAAACCAACAGTTTTACTCAATATTTTAGCCATATCTTTTAACAGAAAAGCTTTACTTTTAGTCCAACAATATAATGCATGCGACCAAGCAAAAACTAAGTCATCTTTTGTACCTTCTGGGCGACCTCTTTCATCCACAACAAATCCCAATAATTGATGATGTAATCTCTCAGATTTTATTATTCCAATTTTCTTAACAGCATCTTTCATTTTTCCTGACATAATTGCTTCAAATTTCAATCTCGCTGAAGCTTTTTCTTCATCCTCAGATATCAACGTTTCTAAAGCCTCTGTATATTTTTCGAGTATAATGTTATACATATTAGCTAAGATAATATCTCGAGATGTTCCAGTTACAATTGTACCAATCATTGATTTAAATATGTCACGATTGTTAAGCTTACTGTCTAATTCATTCTTATTCACATCTCGATAAAAATTGATTCCAACTCCACCAGTTTTATCAACAATACGATCGATCAATACTTTACCTACTGCGTTTCTTTCAATGTTGATTATTGAATTACTATACATTTTTGCCATCTGTATAACTACATCTGCAAAATTTTCAGGTTTTATCACATTCGAATCATATTCAGCAACCTGTTCTAACGTAGAAGCTTTAATGACTTGGATCGTACTCGAATCTTTTCGGTCTCCATACGCTACGTCAACACCCATTACATATGTTTGCTCTTTATCTTCTGGTTCCCAAACCCATAAATGTTCATCTAAATCTTTTGCAATTGGATCAACAGTTTGTATTGAATCTAGAATAGGACCGGGAACATATGTATTTCCAGATGATACAAATGATAATTCAAGTTCAGCTGCAATCGATCGATAATTCCAGTTTAACTGGCTACATTGATCAATATACCATTCCTGATCATATTCTGGAACTGCTGACCAGTGAATTTTAACAGGAATATATTTATTGTCTTGGCGTAAAGCGCCTTCATACATGTCGTAATACCATTGCCCAGTTCCTGAAATTCCATTTGGTGTTGATATAATGATGATTCCATATGGTTTTCCTTTCATCGACCTAAAAGCTCTTGATAAAGTAGGATAACCGGCTTGATATACTCCTTCAACGTTTTCAATGAATGCTGCTTCATCAATAATCAATAAGTTGATTGATTCACCTAAGCTTGCGCTGCGTGTAGCAGGAACTGCTGTTATTTTTGAACCATTAGAGAAAATGAGAGATTGCCGATTGTCAACTTCTAATCCAAGTTTCCATTGATCATCTGGAAGATATTCATACATCTTTCTTATCTTATCTAAGAAAGAACTAGCGTTACGTTGACCAGCTGAAAATATGAGAATATTGAAGTTTGAATAATGTAGAGACGACCATAAACATATTGCTTGAACTAAAGTCGACATTCCAATTTGTCGCGACTTGAGTGTAATGATGAAATGCTTCAGTAAAAACAATTTAATCAATTTTTCCTGGAAATTATATAATTCAAATGGAATAATGCCGTGTGCCGGATGTTGAATCTTTACATTATTTTTGATCCAACCAATTGGATCTTCTCGATTAGATATTAGTTTTTCTAACAGTGCGTTACTGCTAGTCAATATGTCTAAATTTTCACTCATTCTGATATCACCTTAATATATTTTGGTTTCAATTAAAATTAAATTTTTCTTTTAATATAAGTTAACTTCTGATCTACGATGATTATAATCTTAACATTTACTTGATTATCAATCTTAAACTTAATATAGAGGTGGAAATTATATAGCATGATTGACATTGTAAATAAATCCGCATTCAATTGGAATTTTAATGAAGATGACTGGTTTGCGAACATCATATTCAGTCATCCGGATATTCGTCATAAGATTTTTACATTAAAGAATTATTCTCTATCTAAAATAAATGACATTGTATATGAAATATACAATCTAGTTAGAGAGTATCGTACAACATTAGAAGAAGAATCACAATCATTTATTGATAAAAAGAAATATCTGGTTTTGTCAGAAAACAGCAGCAAGATTCAAATCACCTTGGAAGATGAATATCGACTAAAAGATTTGATTGAGAAATATAAAATATATGAATTTATATCATGGTTTCATTTAGGTAAAAATTCAAAAATATTCAAACATTGTACATTGCAAAAACAGGAGATATTAGAAAAAATATATCCAATAGTTGACTTAAGTATACGAAAAGTCATTGGATCTAAAGTTATTGGACCATATACGCCTGAATTTGAAGAAGCTGTCAATAACGCTTGGCTTGCAATAATAAAATATCTGCCTAAAATTGATACGTCAAAAGTCATGTTTAGTATATTTGTTGGAATTGGTCATCGATCAGCAATATATTATAATGCTACTAATCTTAAAGAAAAATATAACGTTGTTCGAATAAATGATTTAGAGGCGATGAATGATAAATACGAGGGTTTAAATGAGGAAATGTTTGTAAATACCGTTGTAACAAATAATCCAGACAATGAAAATGATTGTGATGTTGAAGATGATATCTTAAAAGAAATTGATTATATCGATATTGAAGAATCATTTTATTTAGAAAGTTTTGGAGATCAACTAGAAGATATTGATGACATTGTAAGTTCAGTTAAAAATTCAGAAAAAACTTCATGCTTGCAACAAAATATTCTAGCGCATTCATATAATATATTATCAGGAAAGATCAAGAAATTGTGTTTTGAGAAAATATTTGCCGAATTTTTCAATGATCTAATCAACGCAAAAATATCTGAAAAAGTAATCTCTAAACACACTCCAATATTAATGGAAATAATGAATTTAGCGACTTTAGATCCGAATATCATTCATGATGAGGAATCAAACACTCGGGTCTATAAATTATTCCGTTCTTGGTTAAAAGAAAAAATTGATGTTAAACTACATAAATACAATATTAAAATCGATGAAAAAACCGACCCAATTAAAAAACAACAGGTATTAGAAATAGTAAAAAGAGAAGAGACAATGATAAAATACATCAAAGAGCATAAAATTGATATTCTAAGCAAACTATTAGAATTTAAAAATTCGTGTATAAATTTCAAAGCTTAGGTGATTGATGGATGTCAACCTATATTCGCCACCAGAAAGAGAATGCATTTAACAATTTAGTATATAAATTTCTAGAAGAAAACTTTAATGGAAATGTTCTTCGATATCATGACGCTGAAAATATGGCAAAAGAACATTTAGAATTGATTCGAAAACTGAAGAAAATTAATTCAATCAGCGCAACAGCAAATACCGCAAATAGTATTATATATCAGAAACACACTCATATCGATTTAAAAAACAATATTGTATCAATTGAATATGACGAAGGACCTGAAGCTCTACTGGCCTATAATATTGATTATCTAACAGTCAAAAGAATTCTTCCATTTCCATTGACAACCTTTCTCGATAAAACAAGAGCAAAAGACAAGAAAATTGAAAACGAAAAGAAAGAAGAAGCTAGCGCAGTCTTTCGTTGGGTAAAAGATCGAGTTTTAAACAATTATTTCTCAATTTCAAATATATCATTAGATAAGAACTCTGGAATATTTCGATATAATACTAGTATGCGTTTAGGTGAAAATTCCCCAACTATCCAATTCATCACAGCTCAAATGGAAAAAAATAAAATATTCAGCATTCCAGGAACTGATCTTAAGAAATCACTATTTGAATTGTCAAAAGATTACTATAGCCTGTTTTCATACTTTATGATGTTTGGTTTTACAGAATTTCATGCTAGATGCACATGCTCAGATTATGTAAAAAAATATTCAAAACGTAATGGAATTGCAAACTATTTCTGTCCACATATTCTTTTCTCTTTAACACAGTTGCCGTATTACCTAATTTACACACTATGCTAGGTGATTATTGAATGTCAAAAAAGAAAGCAATATTATCAGCTAAGATCGATTATTTGATTGATTATGCTAAAAGAGAATATAGCAAACCAAGAGGTTTACACCTGAATTCAGCAGACTGGAAAGGGTTTATAACAGTCGGCACCCCTCAATACTATTCATTTTTAATAAACGGTACTATGAAATTTTATACGAAGTCTAAAATATCTGGCGAACGATATGACCAGATATTAAAGTTAGTCGATTATAAAAAACTTGAAGCTCCGTTATTATTATTATTTCTAACTAAACAGCCAGATGATATCATTATCGATTTCATTTCATTGCTGTTCAGCCACGGTGAAGCTAAACTATTCTGCAACGATCCAAGTTTCTGTTTAGAAGAAAACACATTGATTGATTTAGCTGACGGTCGTACTATAACTGTCAAAGAGTTATGCAATGAGTATATTGATGGAAAAACTAACTATGTCTATAGTGTTGATTCGAACAGCAATCCAACAGTAAATAAGGTTAACAAAGTTTGGAAAAGCGGGGAAGCTAAACGATTAATTAAAGTAACACTTGATAATGGTAAAAATATTATTACAACACCAGAACATTACTATATCATGAGAGATGGTTCTGATGTTATGGCTAAAGATCTTAATGTTGGTGACAGTTTAATGCCAATATACATTACAGAAGATAACAAACATTATAAATGCTTTAAAATGAATGGAGAAAAATATAAATACAAGAAAAAAACTATTCATCGATTAGTAGCTGAAAAATATTTAGACAACAAAGATTATGATAAAAATATTGTCATTCATCATATTGATTTTAACAAGTTTAACAATAATCCACATAATCTTATTTATATGGATAAAGTTGAACATATTAAATATCATGCTCAACATATAAATGATAATAGAAAAAATATACAATTAGGAATAGATAATTCTGAATATAGATATTCAGATAAATATAAAGAACAGAGAAGTCAGGTTGCTAAAAGAGCTAAACGTACAGCGTATGCTCATGGTTATTCAGATAATGCTTTCATTTTAGGAGGGAAAAAATGGTTACAGGAACATAAAAATGAAATTAGTGAAAAAATGAAAGCAACATGGAAAGATGAAGATAAACGATCAAGCATAATCAGTAAAATGAAAGAAAATTGGAATGATGATGAATATAGAAATACAATGATAAATGGATTGAAAAATGCTTGGACAGAAGATAGGAAAAAAGTTCAATCTGATAGAATATCTAAGATAAATAGTAAACGTAATGCAAAAATGAATTCTAATCCAAGTCATATCATCTCTTCTAAATTATCAAAAATCTTTAAAGTATTAGATTCAATGATTAAATTAAATCTAGATTTAACAGATGAAAATTATGAAACTGTAAGAAAAACAACTAAGAGTATTAACTGGAATAAAATTTTTGACAAATTTGAAGTTTGTTTAGATACATATAATTATTATGTTAATGATATTGATCGCAAAAAAGAAATAGTTAATGGTTTATTAACATATAATCATAAAATCATTAATATAGAATATCTAGATTTAGATACATCTGTTGATGTTTATGATATTGAAGTAGAAAATGATCATAATTTCTATGTTAATGCTGGTGTGGTGTTGCACAACTCATATTGGGGCATGCATTACAATCTGACGCAAATTCATTCCGCTTACGGTCCAGGTGAAATGAGACCACCAAATAAAAGAGATCCAAATCGACAAAATCTAGTTTGCAAACATTTATGGTTAGTATTAGATCAATATTCAAAATCAGTAAAAGTTTTTGCAAAAGGTTTACTGCCATACTATAAACGAATGTTTGGTCTGACTTCTCCAACCGGTATCGATCGTTTACAAAAATCGATTGGTCAAGAAGGTTTTCGAAAGATAATTGAACAAGCCATAGTCGATTTAAACAAATTGAAAAGTGCAGAATTAACTAATCGATTCAAACAACTTACAAATGGAAAGCTTAATGAAATTATGAAACCAATGGAACAAGTAGATAACGAACGGGAATATGAAACAATTGACAAGTCTAAACCTGAAGAATTAAAGAAAGAAGTACCAACTCTAACACCAAAAGTAAAAGAAACACCCAAACCGGAAACTGAAATTGAAACAAATGAAAAAGAAAATACAGCTGAAATAACACCTAATGATATGGACAAAATGCTTCCTGAAGAGAAGAAGGAAAAATCTGAGGAGTTGCTGTAAAAATGAAAGCATCAATTGTAAAAATATTGTCAGATGATGACAAGCTGAGAGAATATATCGAAGCATTGGAATCTGATATTGAAAATACTGAAAATGTTGATATTAAAGTTGATTTAGTATTGGATAATATACTCAAAATGTTTAGCAATTTTACAGATCGAAGAGCGTTGAAATCAACTAATATCGAAGCGATAACAAATCTTCTTAAACTTAAATCTGAACTTCCAATGAAAAGGATACAAACAAAGAAATTAATTTTGGATGTATTGACAAAGAAAAATGAACTTGAAATAAAGAATAAGACCGCTGAAGCAACTAATAAATTAGCTGGTGGTACGACTGATATTTTAAGAGCTATTTTCATGAAACTTGATCAAAAACAAATTCATCCAAAGTTAATCGAAGAAGATGTTTTAAAATTAGAATGTAAAGATATTATCGATGCTACAATTGTAAATAACGAAGAAGAATCATCAACAGATATTGTTAAACTGCAAAATAAACTTGACATTGAACATTATGAGGCATTGAATTTGGAGGACGAACAAGATGAATATTAAAGATAATAAGCCAATTATCGGTGCAATTGGTGATCGTTTAAATGAAATATTAAGACGATATTCTGCAATGTCGATTGACAGTAAAATCTACGATGACGCAGGAAAAAAACTTGATTTAACAAAATTAATGCCTCCAAAAGAATTAAGTAGAATACTGCAATCGATTACGTCCGGCAGTGTATTCGGAGAATCAATATTCGAAAAATTCTTTGATCTTTCAATGGGCAGAGCAGCCCGATATTCTGAGTATGAACAGATTTTGTACCGTATTCCTGAAGCATCTCAAGCCATTCAAATTTATGTTGATAGCATATTAGCACCAAACTTAGGAGACCGGGAAAACCAAATTTTATTTGATACAATTAGAGAAAATATTAATAGCCGTCAAGCTAAAGAATTAATTCAAGTCATTTTGAGAAAGACAAATTTCTATGATTTTATTCCACAGATCATATACACAACATTGCTTTATGGTGACAGTTTCGTTGAAGTAGATCCAACTAAAGCTGGAGTTCGATACATTTTACATACCCCAAAAAATGTGACAATACTATACGATGCAAAAACTGATATTGAATTAGGGATAATTATTCAGCAAGAAGTTGAATCATCTAAGTTGATGGATATGCTTTCACAGGTTTATCCTAGTTTGACAATTGATGTTCCGGATCGAGTTGTAGCAATTGTAAGCGATAAAAAGAGAATGTCTGACAAAAAAAATGTATTTGAAGTTGAATCAGTTAAAGATCAAATTGAAGAATTAATTCATGATATCTTCAAAGATTATGGTGCAAAATACAAATATCTACCACCTAATCGTTATGTAAGATTTCCAATTTTCTACAATAATATGTATTACCCTTATGGAACTTCAATTTTTGATCCTGTTCGTTCGATCGCAAAACAACTTTTATTGGTCGAAGCCGCTTTGTCAATATATCGAGCAACAAGAACACCTCTAAGAACAGTGTGGACAATTGAAGTCGGGTCAACACCAGAAGATCAAATTCCAGGATTGATTAATGGAATAATGAATCGCGTACGTAGACAAAAGATAGTTGATCCAGAAAATGGTTCAACATCATTAGATTCAATACCAGATATGATGGGATTTGAAGAAGATATCTGGTCGCCGTCAATAAATGGAACACCACTGATAAAAGGTGAACCCTTGCAATCTGGAGATGTTCAGCCATATATCAATGACGCCGAATATTTCAAAAAGAAACTTTTAGGCGCACTGGGTATACCACCTGCATATTTAGCTTCAGAAGAAGGTGCTAGCACTCGGGCACTATTGACACTTGAAGATATTCGTTTCAGCCGAACAATAAAAAAATATCAAGGTGATTTCAATAATGCTTTAACTGATTTAGCCAATACATGTTTCATTTTGACTGGCAATTCGGAATATGTTGATTCAGTATCGATAACTCTTCCGGAACCAAGAAATACCGAAGACAATATTCGTGTTGAAAATATGGCAAATCGGTTGCAAGCTGCCGACAATTTTATGTCAAGTTTCCCAAATATTCCAAAACTATGGGTATTGAAAAATATTATCGGGTTGACTGATGATGATATTGAAGACATGGAAAAATTGTTAGTTGAACAAGGAGAGATGTCATTATTTGCTGAACAGGAACCTGGAAAAATGACTTCAGATGGAACTCCTATGGGTGGTGGAGGTATCGGTGGTGGAATGGGTGAAATGCCAGGAGGAGAATTAGGCACTGAAGACTTAGGCTTAGGACCAGAAGAACCTGAAAGTTTAGGTGGACCCATGGGTGAAATTAATTTAGATGAATTGGGATCAGCTGGTGAAGAATCAGCAACAGAAACAGCAACCGAAGAAGAATCTGAAATTGAAGCATTATAAAACAGCATAAAAAGTAAATTAATTTTAATAAAAGTATTAATTTAGGAGGCTATGTATCGATGTCGAAAGAAATGCTTAAGAATGATATAAAGGTTATGTTATGTCGATTGACAGAAATGATCGATGATGATGGTTCTGACTATACATCAGTTATATCAAAAATTCATACTGAACTTGAAACATTATCACCGTTAGATTTATTTGTAACACGTGAATATATGAGAGATTCTTTAAACAATATTTTATCATCTGAAATTGTTGAAGAACCAAAGGCTGTACAAGAAACTGAAGTTATAGTTTCTGCTCCACTAAAAGTTGTTCCTGATTCTGCAGGAAATTTCTTCGTAGTCAAAAATGAAAATGGTCAAGACAAAATCATTTTCCAATCAAATGACAAAGCTAAGGCTGACGAATTTGTTAAAAATAATTCTGCAAATCCAGCATTAGCGGCTCCGGTAGATGATACTACACCAGAAGAGGAAGTTGCACCTGAAAAAGAATTAGAAGAAATTCCTGCTGAAGATATTCCAAATACCGAAACTGCACCTAATGATAATCCGCCAGTAGATGAAGCTCCAGTAGAAGATATTCCAACAGAAGAACCAATTGAAGAAACAGATCCAAATGTAGAACGAATGGATGCTGTCATCACAAAGAGCAATGATCTTTTATCTGTTATTGACAATTCCATCGACGTAGTACCAGATTTGAATGCAATAACTGAACTAGTGACAATTAAAGTTGCAATTCAAGATAAGGTTGATGCAATTAATTCAACAGATCCTTCCGATCCAAAATTAGCTAAGATGATTGAAAGTTTAGAATCAATGTTAGAACAAGTTGAAAGTCAAGCAATCGATACAATCAACAAAAATGCACCTGGTGCTGATGTTGAAGAACCTGTACCAGCAGAAGAATTAAAAGAAAAGGTTATTCCTTCAGATACTGAAGAGCTTGAAAATGCTGAAGAATTAGAAGAAGAACCAGCGATAGAAAGTGTCATCACCGAAGGTGAAGAATTTGATGTTGAAGGCGAAGTCGATGAAGAAACCGGAAATGTGGATCTAGCTGTAAAGGACGATATATCCGAAGATGCACCATCAGCAGACGATGTAAATGAGGCCTTGTCTGAAGATGAAGAAGATCTAGACATGGAAGATGAATTTGAAGAAGAAGACGAATTCGAAGAAGAAGAAGATTTAGATGAACCTGAAGCTTCCATTGATGATATGATAAATGAATTAGTTGATATTGCTACTGAAAATGTAGATGATCCGGAAAAACTTGATCGAATCAATGAATTGAAAGATACTTTGCAGCAAGAGTTGTCAACAGAAGATGAAGTTGATGTCGATGATGAGTTAGGTGAATTTGAAGACGTTCCGGAAGATGATACTATATCCTCGCGTGATCTAAACGAATTTGAAGAAATGCCTGAAGAAGAAGTATCATCAGAGGAAATCCCAGCATCACCAGACATGTCTCAGGTGCCTTCTGATGAAGAAGTAGAACAAGTTGATGGTCAGATTGAAGAATCTGTTCGACCAACACCTCAACCAGTAAAAGCTAAAATGGATCCATTTGATCTCGAGTCATTAGACGAAGAAGATAGTGTCATCAAATCTTCAACTGAATTAATTCCTGAAGATAAAGGCGTTATGAATATCACTAGTAAAGAGATCGATCCCAGTACGACTGCCGAACTTCCATTAGAGGGAGAAAATCCTCTACAAGCTGAAGAATTGATTCCAGAAGACAAAGGTGTCATGGATATTACTAGTAAAGCAATAAAACCTGGTACAGATGCTGATCTACCTGAAGAAGGTAAAAATCCATTAACAGCTGAAGAATTGATTCCAGAAGACAAAGGTGTAGTAAAGAAAGTTGATAAAAATATTACACCAAAAACAGACGCAGATCTACCTTTAGAAGGCAAGAATCCTCTACAAGCGAAGAAATCTAAAAATGCAAAGTAATCGGGGGATTATAATGTCTAACAATAAATATTTAATTCGCTCAGTTGTCAATCCACTTCTAGAATATACGATCTTAAGCGATGTCAAAGGCAATATTGGAAACAAAGTCACGGCTGAAGCTGTATTCCAGAAGTGTGATGATTCAAATGCGAATGGTCATAAATTTCCAAAGAGAGTATTGACATCAGCATTGAATCAGGTAGCAGATGAAATAAATAATCGTCACTTTCTCGGAGAACTTGATCATCCGGATGATATCAATGACGTCAATCGAATTGCTACGGTTTCTCTTAAAAATGTATCACATGTAATTACTAAATTAGCAATGGATGGAAATTATGTTGTTGGTAAATTTGAGACACTTGATACTCCAAATGGCGCAATTCTTGCATCTTTGCTTAAAGATAAGATCAAAGTTGGAGTATCTATTCGGGCAATTACAGACCAAGATATTAGTTATGGATTAAATAACGTTGATACAATCAATGAATTCACTCTAATATCATACGATGCCGTACATAATCCTGCTTATTCAGATGCTTATGTAAAATCAGTAATGGGTTCAGTTTTCAAGATTGACGGAAAAACACAAATGAAAGTAAAAGATCGTTTAGTTACATTGACAGAAGCTGAATTCAAAGAGATTTTACAGTCAACTATTATGGCTACTATTAGAAAGATGTATAAAAAATAAATTAATTCTAGAATGGAGTAAAAGAGATTATGACAATCAGTTTAAATGAATTCTTAAAGCAATCATTGAATTTGATCGATGAGCAGGATATCGATAGAGAGCTTAATTCGACACAAATCAAATTTGCTACAGAAATGTTCAAGAAAGATTTAGACATTAATGATATTGATCAGCAAATTTCTAGTATTAATCGAAAAACTGATGAAATAAAGAATAATACTAGTGAAGTAAAAAATAAATTAAATTTGATCAGAGAAGCAATCTAATAGATTAGCTATAAGAGGTGGGACTATACGATGAACATCGATAAAGAAATGATTCAGAAGGCGGTGGATGAGGCTTTAGAGAAAGTTCTCGAAATGCAAGATAAAGTTGATAATTCTGACGAAATTATCGATACCGTCTCTCTGGAAGACACAGCGGATGATTCGATTGATAAAGACAAAGTTTCAGAAGAAATGCCTGAAAATAGCACAGTGGAAAAAGTAGAAGAAAAAGTTGAAGAAGCCGTAGATGACAAGGCGGATTATAATTTTCTTGGTCTAGACATCAAGATCGATAAAAATGGTGAGAAATTCGATATCACAATAAAGAAGGATGACAAAGAAAAAACTGAGTCTTTAGATTCAGCTGATCTCCCGGCCATACTTGGCTTAGTCGAAGATTTTTTTAATGAACTAGTTCTCGATGAAGATCTTGAAAATGCTGAAGATGAAGAAGAAGAAGTCGAAGAAATTGACAAAGAAGATTCTGAAAAAGAAAATGAAGAAGATTCTGAAGAAGAAGATGAAGATGATGATGAAGATGAAGATTCCGATATCTGGAAAGCACCTAAAGTAACAATGTCCTCTCTTCGAAGAAAATATAAGGATCGCATCAATCAAGTTTTCGAACATGGTCTATTAGCTAAAGAAATGGCTTTTGATATGGTAAAAGATAAACTAGTAGCATCTACAGTAAAAGAATTAATCGATAAAAATAAAGAAAAGGAATCAGTTCTTGCAGAAAAGAAAGCTCAATTGAAGCAAGCTAGCTTGAATTATTTGATCGCGAAGAAACTTGATAGTCAATATAACAAATTATTTACAGTTCTATCTTCCGCAATTGCAGATGTACAGAAAGATCTTACTGATAATAAAATTAATCCTGAATTGGCAAATAAAACTCTAGCTAGTTACAAGATCATTATCGCTAAAGTTCTCGCGGCAAAGAAACCTGAAACTTTAATTGCTGCTATCACTAAAGTTGATGAAATAAAGAAAGTTTTGCTTGCTAAGACTACAATTAAAGAAACTAAAGTTGTCCAAGCATCTAAAACTGTAACAAAAGATATATCTAAAAAAGAAATTAAAAATGTTGTAAAGCCGGTTAACATTCTTAATCGTAATGGATGGAAAGGTAATACTACAATTTTAGCTAAGAGATATGATGGTATAGAGGAAATGAGTGCAGAGATTCTGCGTATTGCAGGAATAGATGAAGAAGAATAAACTATATTATTTTAAAATATCTAAGGAGTGTACATAAATAATGAATAAAGATTATACCGCTCTTTTGAGCGCAAAAGTATGGCCAAAGGTCGAGGGCAAGCTTCTAGCAAATGTTAAGAATGCTGGAATTCGTAATAGCCTAAAGACAGTTCTCGCTAACACCCGTCAGGCTCTTCTCGCTGACACAACCATGCAAAACATGGTTTATCTACCAAAAATCGTTTTACCACTTGTTCGCCGTTTATTTCCAAAACTTATCGCAAACCAGATTATTTCAACACAGCCATTGAATGGTCCAATGGGTTAAATTCTAGCTCATGTAAAATCGGGTGAATTGCTGGAAGTCCCTAAAGCTCTTAATACCACAAAGTAGTTAGAAATGACAAGCTTGAAGGTTTGAAAAATTAAGAGATGTACAATGGGTAATCAGCAGCCAAGCCCCTGAAAGCATAAGAAGTATGGGGAAGGTTCAGAGACTAGAGATTGAGTTAATGCAAACGATAATATCTCACTAGTGCCCGACAGGTAACAAAAAGAATCTTGACAATTAAATACTTTAGCGATTAAATACAATTTGAAATTCAAATTGTATGTACAGGACAGGTCTGGCCAGACTTGATAAATTTACCCTCAAAGATTTATCTTACTGTATATACTAAATGATTTGGGGGAAATATACTATGGTACAGTGTCCGATATGTTTAAAATATTTTAAACATATTAATAATATGCATCTTAAATCTCATAAACTTACAACTAAAGAATTTAAGATCTTATATCCTGAAAATAATACCTGCTCTGAAGAATTTAGTAAAATACGATCAGAAAGTAATAGAAAACAAATGTTAGAAATTCATAATTCATCTTCAGAAGAGTATTTAAAATTGAGATATAAAAATATTGGTGTAGGAAGAAAGGTCGCATGGGATAACTGCCCGCCCGAAAGAAGAAAAATTTTAATAGATGAATGTTATAAACCACTAATAGATTATAATAACAATCCTGAAAATAAAGCTAAAAATATAAAAAAATTGCAAATTCACTTAAAAATTATTATAAAAATATGGATCCTGAAACTAAAATGAGAGTTATTAAAAATAGTGTTTTAAAGTTAAGAAAATATGGTGGATGGAAAATTATTAAATACATAGACTGTGTAGAATATAAATTCAGATCAGTACCAGAAACCTGGATAGCTGAAACATTATCAGAATATAAAATATCATTTGAATATGAAACTTTAAGTATACCATATATAATTAACGATGAAACTCACATTTATATACCAGATTTTTATCTACAAAGTTACAATTTGATTATAGAATTTAAAGGTTATAATTTTTTTGATGAAGTTACTCAAAATTGTAAAGAATATTATACTAAAAAATTAGGTTATGAATATATTTTATTAATGTATAAACCAAAAGAACAGCTGATTTTAGATATAAAACAAATTATTAATCGCTTAAGTATTTAATTGAAAGATTCTAGTTATCTGAAGATATAGTCCGTCCTATTACGAAAGTTATAGATTGAGACGTGGATCCGATTCCTTGATGCCTACCTATTAGATCTAAATGGTGCAAAAGTTTCTACAGGTAGCGCATTTGGCGCAGGCAACATCTATCCATGGAGCAATGGAGATACTTCATACTCTACACCTCAGACTGCAGTCAATGACGTAATTCTTGCAGATGCCGGTGCTGACGCAAATGTCAACTTCAATGGTACTCTTTCTAAGACACCATCCGAAGGTACACTATTCATTGAAGCCGGCAATAACGCAACTCAATTCACTTCCACAACTAAGATTGCCGAAGTTGATAAGAACGGTGTTGTTCATCAACTCGGAGCTGTTGGTGTTGCTGGTGTAGTAAATCCAAAAACTGGAGTATGGGTTTTAAACTTCTCAGTTGAACCAACAACTGCTCTACGTTTTAGCTACAAGGAAGATATTCAAAAGAACATTCCATTCGGTGCTGGTAAAAACTACAACACCATGCAATTTGACATCACTTCTTTCGCAGTAGAAGCTAAGACACGTAAGATCGGTGCAACCTATAGCTTCGAACTAATGGAAGACTACAAAAATGAATTTGGCGAAAACTTTGAAGATAAGATGGTCGACTATCTAACAACCACAATGTTAACTGAAATTGATGGTGAAACAATCGATATGCTTACCACAAAGGCAACAGAGTCAGATTCATGGGATGCAACACTTCCTCTAACATGGACCCGCGGATTGAATGCTTGGTATGAAACTATTATGCCAAAGATCAATAAGCTATCCAACCAAATCTTCCAAAAGACCCACGTTGCTGGAGCATCTTTCTTAGTTTGCAGCCCAACAACCGCAACTGTATTCCAATCAATGATGCAATATGCTGGTAGTGGCAATCCAACACAAGGTAACATGGAAGTCGGAACAGTTCGTTCTGGAACACTAGCTGGACAATACAACGTCTACATCTCTCCTCTATGCGAAGATGGCAAGATCCTAATGGGCTTCAAAGGCTCCAAGCCTGAAGAAACCGGCGCTGTATATGCTCCATATGTACCAGTTCAACTACACCCAATTTACTACTCTGAAGGACAACCTTCAATCATGGCTCGTAGCCGTTACTGGATGGGTGTTCTACGTCCTGACTACTACGCTGTCCTTAACGTAACTGGTCTATAAGAATAGCTAGTAATTGATCATGATATAAGTTAAAGAGAGAGGGAGAAATCCTTCTCTCTTTTTTTTTATGTTCGATACTAAAATTAAATACGTATATATAAATGATAATTAGTGAGGGTTCGTCAAAAAATGATATTAGATGATATTAATACTATAATAGCTCGAATTGTAAATCCAGAAATTCCTGCTGCCAAATCTAAATTCGAAAATATTAGCACGTATGATGATTTGAAATCTTTACTTATGACAGATTTTTCTTCTGCTCTCGACCGATGGCATGATAATTGTAAAATATGGAGAGGTATGTCACAATACGGATCGATGTTTATTGCAACCCCAGGTATTCGTAAATCACAAAATACCGGCAATATATACACTCGGATATTGTCTGATATCCTACCAAACTGGAAAGATTATCCAAAGAGAAATCGAAGTTTCATTTGTTCATCTTCTCAGACGACAGCAATTGATTATGGCAAAGAATATCTTGTATTACCTGAAAATGGCGCCAAAATAGGCATATGCCCAACTAGTGATATATGGTCATCTTTTCGGGATTCAGTTGGCATATTGCCAAATTTAAATCATACACTTTATACAATGTTTTCTCTAGCCTGCTATAGATTTGGTAAAAATTATGATTCTGATGTATTTGAATCAATAGACAATACCGCTGAATTGCTTAGTCTTTTTGAATTAGTTGACAAATATATCGATATAACATCTCATGATGATTTATATATTGAAATTTATACTGAAAAATGTAAAGATATAATTATGGAATGTAAAGATAAAAAAATTCCTATATTAAAACAATTGGAAATAAAATTAGATCCTAAAATTAACAACTTTAAGTTGGAAACAATAGAAAAATATGACATCAATGAACAATCAATGAATTATGAAGTTTGGACAGATTCTAGATGCTTATTTATTAACGAATCTAAATTAAAAGATTTACTTATCGCTAAATAAACTAGGTGATTAATTTTGATACTAGATAATATTAATATAATACTTTCGAGAATGAAACCCGGACCCGGAAATGGAATACAACAAATATTAGATATCGATATTAATCTTGAAAATTATAAAACAAGGCTAGCTAAACTTCTATGCGGAAGATTTAGCTCAGCATGGAATAAATACTTTAAAGAAGAACAAGAAATCTGGAGAGGTGTAAAATCTCATGATTATGGTGATATTGTTGTAGTGTCTCCTGGTACAAGAATATCACAAAATGTAAATAATCTTTATACAAGATTGTTATCTGATATTCTACCAGATTGGAAAGACTATCCTAAAAGAAGTCAATCATTTATTTGCACAAATTCAAAAAATTTATCTTCATTTTATGGTAATTCATATCTAATTTTTCCAGAAAATGGAGCAAAGATTGGAATTTGTCCTAGAGCCGATATATGGGATTCTTTTCGTCTTACATTAAACCACCCATCTATACCCGAATTTGTTGCAGAAATAAGAGCAATATTAAGTATCGCGAATGAAAAATCGTTAGAGTCTATTAATAATTTATTAGTAGATGGAACTGTTGAAGAAATTATGTTAGCAATGGATAGAGCAACAGAATTTCTTCATACGTCTACTGGCATAACTTCTATCTATGATATCCGGATGAAGGATGAATTCATAAACAATAAGAATCTAACATTATTGGATTATATTCAAAAACAATTAGATCCAGTAAAGAATGGTTTTGTATCAACCACAATTGAGCAACTTACGTTGTCACAGACTAAAGAACATGAAATTTGGACAGATGCTACATGTTTAATGATAGATAAAGAAAGTGTGTCGAGATTAAATAAAGTTGGGCTGAAGATGACATGCTGAATGAAATGAGATCGATAAATTATGATTTTACACAAATAAATTAAGAATAACAATTCAAGTTGGTGATTAATCTTGTTATTAGATAATATTAATATTTTATTAGCAAAACTTAAACCATCCCAGTATCGTGAATACTGGAAGATTTGGAATGAAAAGTTTAGACATCGATACGATGAGATTTTTGGAGATAAAAATCGCATATATCTACCAATTGATATTAATTATAATCCAACAAAGCCAACAGCAGATGAAGATGAAGTTACTACTGAATCTAGAATAACACATCTCACATTGACTATTCGAACTGCATTTTCGGAGTACAATTATCCAAAAATGTATATATGCACAGATAAATCATATACTGATGGTTATGCGTATGAAGTAAAACTCAATCCAAAAGAATATTCAAATGATGAGGAATATCGAATGGCAATCTCAGATAAATCGTACGATTTATTCGTGGAAGCTAAACATAATAGAATATCAGAAACTGAGCTTAAATCAATGAGAATGGTGAAAATTGGAAAAATTATTGAGGATATTGTTAAATTTACTAGTAATGTTAACACAAATGAAAAATTCAATCGAATGTTAAAGCTAATCAAATCAGAATTCAATACTCGTCAAACAAAAATATCTGAAAATAAGTTTCTTGTTTGCATATCAAGACATCCTTATGATATAGCTGGAATGAGTACTGATCGCAGATGGGTGAGTTGCATGACATTACCCGGAGACAAGAAAAAACCTGAAGGCGGGATGTTTTATGAATATGTACATTTTGATATTACTGAGGGGACACTTGTTGCATATCTAATTGATGAAAATGATAAAAACATCACACATCCTTATGCGAGAATTGCAATAAAACCATACTATAATTATTATGACAAAAACGACATATTATTAGTACCAGAACCAACTGTTTATTCTGATCGTAAAGAAGGTTTAGAACCGTTTCAAGCTACAGTTAAAAATTGGGTAGAAAAAGTACAAGGTAGAAAGCTCGGATTATTCAAGTTTAACAAAAAGTTATACCGAGATACATCTAAAGGTGTTGTCTTAAAATATGATGATGAATATATTCATGAACTACAAAAAACCATTTTAGCAGACGATGAAACAATTAAAAAAATTATTCATAATTTTCCATGGTTCACTGAAGCTTATGTTGAAAATGCAGTTGTAAAAATACTAGAAAGACCATCCGGCAAATTAGTATTAAATATGCAATCTGGAACTTGGATAGATGGTTATTGGGTTGATGGCTTTTTATCAAAAGAAGTTGTATGGAAAAATGGAATTTGGAGAGATGGAATATTTAATGGTATTTGGGAAGATGGAATATGGCTTGATGGAACTTGGCATGGAAAAGAATGGAAATCTGGTGAATGGAGAGTAGGCAGAATTATTTCCGGAAAATATAACAATACATACACTTCATACAAATCAATAATCGATCCAAAAGAATTCAAAAAATATGAAAATAAAGCTGACACTCCAACTGAATTGGAGAATGAATTATTTAATATTAAAATGAATCCGGAGTTTGATTTCGGAAAACATTTAGATAAATTTGAAAAATATATGGATGAAGAAGATTATAAGAATAAAAAATCGAGTTAGAATAAAAGGAGAGTTTATTATATGCCAACATATACAAATGAAACTACAGCAACAAAATACTATAATAATGTAACATGGAATCCAGGTGAAACAAAACTAGTTTATTTTTATGTTCCAACTTCATTGGGTTTGACATTAGATGATGCTAATCCAATTGTAGATCCAATTATATACATATCAGAATCTGTTACAGTTCCAGTAGCTACTCCACTAGAATTGACATTTGATCCACCAATACTATCTACAATGTATCATCTTCATGTCGGAGTATCTGCGGGAACTCTTACTTTACAATTCAATGATGCTACAAATAATGCTGTAACAATTACAGCAGATGAAGCTTTTGATCAAACAATCTATTGGCACATTGCGCCAAAAATTATTCTTACAGCATCAGTTGAAGCTACTGTTACAATTATTGCATCTGAAATGTTAGCTCCTATCGTATATTAAATTGAGATGATAAATTATGCCAAAACATAAAAG